GCTCTTGTGAAGTACATTGGCGGAATTCTAGGAGTAGTTCTGTACAAATCCGACGAGACACCAGAGGATAAGTTGGAGGCTCTGAAAAAAGAGAACGCTGAACTGAAAGCGAATATGGATATGCTCCAAGGATGTATTCTTGAAATGTCAGAATTGGTATATCAATAATGGTAACTCTATTAACAAACTTATTCATATTATTACAAAACAATGGAGGTAAAGAAATGATGGCAATGTTATGGGCACAGCAGATTATGTTAGGAAAGAAGACTTATGGTCAGGTTCCAAGATTACTCAAGGACAAGGTAAAAGAAATCTTGG